ATCCTGTATTTCCTGGCGACCGGCCGGCGGCCGTTCGGCGAGCCGCAGCGCGAGGCCGAGTGGCGCCGCCGGGTCAAGACGCAGCTCGAGGAGACCATTGCCACCCAAATGCTGCAAAACCCGCTGGCAGGCAGTCAGCGCTGGTTCGATCCCAATGACCTGCAGGTCTACGAGTGGCGCCCCGAGACCCTCATGGTCTACATCACCATCGACCCGGCCCGCAGCAAGAAAAAGGACTCCGCGCGCACGGCCATGGCGGTCATTGGCGTCGGGTTCGATGGCAACAAGTTCCTGCTCGACGGCTACGATCACCGCATGGACCTGCTCGAGCGCTGGACGCATCTGCGCGGGCTTTGGCAGAAGTGGCGGGTGGCGCCGGGCGTGGTGGGCGTCAAGGTCGGCTACGAGAAGTACGGCGCGCAGGCCGATATGGACTATTTCCTCGAGCGCCGCCGGGTGGAGAACGTCTCCGGGCTCGAGATCGAGGAGCTTGAGTGGCCCTCAGACGGCCCGGGCAGCAAGGATGACCGCGTGAGCCGCCTTGTGCCTGACATCCGCTCCCATGCCTTTTGGCTGCCCTACGAGCCCGCCGACGAGGATCCCGACTTCACCGAGTCGCAGCAGCGGATGATTGCCTCCGGCTACGACTACCGCATAGCGAAACCCATCATCCAGCGGGATGAGAACGGTCAACTTTACAATTTGAGCGAGCGGTTTAGGATGCAGGTGGCTTACTACCCGTTCACAGGTCTTAAGGACTTGATCGACGCCGTTTCGCGAATCTACGACATGGACGTGCGTCCGCCTGAGTTCATCGACTCGACCGTGTTGGAGCCCGAGTACACATGAGGCTTGACCTGACCGAGACCGAGATCCGCAGCCTGCTGCAGCGCCTCGATCGCATTGCAGCAAGGCAGGAGCCGTTACCGGTGGAGCTGGTCATCAAGGTCAGGCGGCTGGCCGGCGAGGTCAGGGAGCTGCGTGACCGAGAGGCGAATGTGGCATTCATGGCCGGCATTGAAGGGAGCTATTGATGGCAAACACCGTACCTCCGAGCCTTGGCCTGCCGGTCACGACCCGCAATTTCTCGCTCAACGAGATGGTGCGGCGCGCGTGGGGCAGCGAGTTCACGGCGCCCGACCACCGCGTCTACGTTTTCAGCAATGGCCGGTCCTTCGACTCGACCGACCGCGGTTACACCGGCTTCTACCGGCGGCCGGGCAGCTGATGGATATCCTCGAGCACGGCAACCCGGATGAGGTCTCGGACCTCGAGGCCGCGGTGCGCTTTGGCGAGGCGCTGCAGAAGTTCTACCCCAATCACCCGTGGGTTGTCGGGTTTCAGGGCGGCTGTCTGGTGCTCCGGCACCTCAACATCGCGCAGATGGTCAAGTGGAAGACCGGCCGCGAGGGCTTCAGCTGCCTTCTGCCCGTCAATGGCCGCTCTACCCCTAAGCAGCTGCAGCAGGCGGCGATTGAGTACGGCGGGCGCCTGCTCGAGGCGTTCGCGCTCAAGCGCGGCGCATGGGACGGCGAGGAGCAGCCACGCATCCCCACCTACAACCGCGGTCAGGACAGGAATTTCCACTGATGGCTCAGTCCACCAATTACCGTCCGCAGCCGCCCTCCATCAAGGATCCCGAGGAGGGTGACCTCGAGCTGGTGCAGCTCGGCGAGGAGGACGAGGACGAGGGCGTCATGCCCGAGCAGAATGACTCCGACGTCGATGGCGGCTCGAACAAGGACAAGCAGCCCAAGTGGGAGTCGCGGGCGCAGGACGCCTACAAGTTCTCGACCTCATTCATCGACACCAACTACCGCCGCGAGTGGGAGGACTCGATACGCGCCTTCAACTCGCAGCACCCGGGCGACTCGAAATTCAACTCCGAGTCCATGCGCAAGCGCTCGAACATCTTCGTACCCAAGACGCGCTCGATCATCCGCAAGAACGAGGCAGCCGCTGCCGCTGCGTTCTTCAGCAACCTCGACCGCGTGTCCATCACCCCGGTGAACGGCAACGATGCCAACGAGCGGGCGAGCGCCGAGATTAATGAGGCGCTGCTGCAGTACCGCCTGACCAAGAGCATCCCGTGGTTTCAGGTCATGATGGGCGCCATACAGGACGCGCAGACCGTGGGCGCCGCCATTGCGCACATTTTCTGGCGTTACAGCATGCGGCGCGACGCTGACGGCAAGCTGATGCGCGACAAGGACCAGCCGCAGGTCGACCTCATCCCGATCGAGAATTTCCGATTCGACCCGGCCGCAAGCTGGACGGACCCCGTCAACACGAGCCCCTACATCATCCACATTCTGCCCATGTACGTGGTCGACGTCAGGGCGCGCATGGACCATCCGGACCCCAAGGGCCGGAAGTGGACCAGCCACCCCGATTCTGACCTGCTATCACGGGATGAGGACGATTCGACCCGGCGTACAAGGGGAGGAAACCGCGAGGATTCCTACAACCTGAAACGGGATATCAGCGACTACGACATTTGCTACGTCCACCGGCACATTCACCGCTGGCGCGGCACCGATTATGAGTTTTACACGCTCAACTCGCGCAAACTCCTCACCGACCCCGAGCCATTGGATCAGACAGTTTTCCATGGGTTGCGTCCCTATGTGATGGGGGTCACGAGTATCGAGACCCACAAGCCTATCCCGACCCCGCTGCCGCAGATGGCGCGCGGCCTGCAGGATGAAATCAACGAGATCAAGAACTCCCGGCTGGACAACGTCAAGTTCGTACTCAACAAGGGCTATTTTGTCAAACGCGGCAAGAATGTCGACCTGCCCGCCTTGGTGCGCAATGTCCCGGGCCGCTTGGCGCTGATGGACGATCCGGCGACCGACGTGGTCGAGAATCAGTGGCAGGACGTGACGCAGTCGTCATACCTCGAGGAGGACCGCAACAACGCCGCTTTTGACGAGCTGGTGGGCAATTTCAGTGCCGCAAGCGTCCAGACCGCCCGCGCGCCCCGCGAGCCCGCCCGTGCGATGACGCTGCTGCAGGCACCTGCCGGAGTGCTCACCGAGTACATGCTGAAGACCTTCGCCGAGACCTTTGTGCAGCCCACGCTCAGGCAGCTAGTGCTCCTCAATCAGCACTACGAGACCGATCAAGTGGTGCTCGAGATCGCCGGCGCCAAGTCGAAGCTCTGGCAGAAGCTCGGCATGGACAAGATTACCGACGACATGATTGAGCGCGAGCTTGCGGTCAATGTGAACGTCGGCATGGGCGCCACGGACCCCGTGATGAAGCTGCAGAAGTTCCTGCTCGGGGTCGAATCCTTCGCCAAGATCAGCGTCAAGCCCCCGCCCGGGGTCAACCTTGGCGAGGTCTGGAAGGAAATCATGGCGCTGACCGGCTACTCGGACGGCGAGCGCTTCAGCATGGGGCAGGACCCCGAGGCCATCCGTCTGCAGCAGCAGCTCAAGCAGCTCACCGTGCTGGTGCAGAAACTCTCCATGGACAAGAACAACAAGCACGAGGCCAACATGGTCAGGCTGCTGGTCGCCAAGATTGCCGCCGAGGCCAAGGACAAGCAGCACCACCACGAGAAGGTACAGACCGTGGCCGAGCACGCCCTTGGCATCCACGACCGCGAGCACGAGCACGCGCTTGGGCTCAACGCCAAGCAGCAGGAGCACAGCCTTGGCCTCGAGGCCGGAGATGCCGACATGGGCCGGCAGATGATGGCTGCCGAGCACCAGCAGGCCATTACGCCGCCTGAGCCGGTATCCCCCGCTGCCAAGGCCAAGGCGACCGACGCGACGCCTGCTGCCGCCCCTGTGGCCCCTGCAGAGCCCAATCCTGAGCTACAGGAACTCGTGCACTTGGCCAAGCAGAATGCCGAGGCCACCAAGGTGGTGCAGGAGGCCATCATGGGGCTCGCCCACATGCTCGGCGCGCAATTGAAGGCCTCGAAGTCCGAGGAGCCCAAGAAACCGCGCAAGCGGACCGGCAAGGCCAAGCTACCGAGCGGCGCCATGATGGAGTTCGAGATGGAGGAACAATAGTGCCGGTGTTCACCAAGACCACCACGGCGGGCACCAACCTCACGCTGGTGTCTGGCATTCACCAATTCTTGGCGGCCACGATCGACAACACGGCGGGTGCCGCGGACGTGTACGTGCGTTTGTATCTGATTGGGCCCACGGCCATTCCGCAGGTTGGCGTGACCCACCCGGTGGCCACCCTTTCGGCGCTGGCCGGCAATCAGGGCGGTATCGGGTTCAGCGGCGACGGCCTGAACGTCCCGGGACACATATACTTTTGGGCGACCGGCGGACCGGATGACTTGGACACGACACCGGCGCCCGCGGGCGCGATCATCGCGATCACTTACCAGTAAAGGACCCCCATGAGTTACACGACTGTCCAAGACAAGGCTGTGATGGACGCCTTTTTCACGGCGGTATTCACTGGCACGTGGTCGACCATTGCGCAGAATGCCGCCGCTCCCGCCACCAACCTGTACGTCAGCCTGCACACCGCGGACCCCGGCGCGGGCGGTAGCCAGAACACCAGTGAGGCGACGTATACGTCCTATGCGCGCGTTGCGGTGGCGCGTACCACAGGCGGCTGGACTACGTCTTCGCTGACGCCGGGCTCGCAGGTGGTCAATGCGGGTGCGATCACCTTCCCGCAGTGCACGGGCGGCAGCAACACCATCACCCATTGGGGTATCGGTCTCTCGAGTTCCGGCGCGGGCACCCTGAATGCCTTTGGCCCGGTCAACACGTCGGGCTTCCCCGCGGTGCCCTTCACGTGCACCAATGCCTCGCCGGGCGTGCTGACGGCCTACGGCTACACGCCGGTGGTCAACGATCAGGTCTGCGTGTACGCCCTGCCGGGCTCGGAGGGCCTGCCGACCGGCATCACGTCGGGCACG